GTGTCTGTTTGGCACAGATACAAAACCTGTTGACCCCGTAATGTCTACGCCGTTTTGACGTAGCCAGATGTAGACATCTTGGAAGGCTGTGTCTGTGTTCCTAAACTGTGCGCTAAACTGCAGATTGTATATACCCGCATACTCCACAATAATTTCAGAGTTGTTGATTCGTACACCGTTAGCAAAGTCCGTGGTGTTGAATGTCATCAACGTGGCGGTGTTGGCTGTAGCCGTCTGGTCTTGGTCGCTAGAAAACGCCCCATAGGGGAACGCCAAATATCTACCCCCAGCGTTTCCTGTAATTTCTGTGAGCGCATTCTGTAGCTGATTAAAGTACAGACGCAAAACGTTTGTAAATTGATCCTGATATCGCTGCTCATACTCTCGCGTACCCAACGGAAGGTTAGGAACAGCAGGATTAATAAGCCTATTTTGAGTAGCCATCAGCGACGTCCATCCTGACGAATGTCCATACGAGGCGCGCCAATCTGCCACGCCGTATTAAGCTGATTAGATTCAATCTTAAAAATCATCTGGCGGCCACGCAAACGTGTGAACAACTCACCTGTAAACTCTTCTGTAATCACATAAGTAGAACTGCTTGATACGTTAGCTGAGGCAGAACTTGTTGCGCCAGATCCTGAGTTAGCTAAACCATACAACGTCATCGTCAGTTGTGGGACCACGTTCCCCGGAGCGTTGGTAGAGTTCTGGAATGTTAAATCAGGCAACATGCGCCAAACAAAACCAAAGTTGTGGCCCTCGCCAATATCAAACTCTGCTGAAGATATATACGCATTCAGCGCCACTGAAACACCGTTGGTGTTGTCGTTCAGGCCGTTTTCGTGTTCCACGATGTTGCCCGTATTACCGGGCTGATATGTGGCAGCAATAGGATATTCCCGAAGACCAGAATCTAGCCATGCTGTTCGTGCCATCGTGCCGTAGTACCAAGCGCGCTCTAGGTAGTTGAACACAACATAGCGGTCCACCGTTGTGGAACTGCCAGAAGGATAGAACCACCAGACCTCATTGAAGCCCTCGTTTGTTCCACAAAACACTTGGTTTTGTTGCGCTTGGTTTATGTTTTGGAAAACAAAACGGCGCAGGTCACAATTAAGCGTCTGTATACGACCATCGTATGCATAGAACTTGTCTACGCCCATCCAATACACAACACCCGACGCAGAAATCGCTGCGTTAGGGCTGATGATGGAGATGTTGTCGCCCAGCAATTGAATGCCCCACACATACGGAGGGCCTAAGTACTGCATGGAATAAACAGAAGAATCGGTGATGACCACAATCTCTTGACGAGTCTGGACAGTCGTGATGATCTCTGAGCCGTGAGACAAGCGAATATTGCCTGCTTGATTGGTCGCTGTCGGTGTCCAGTTGTATGGATCATCCTGATTGGACCAACGAATCATCATTGGATCTTTGACCGTTGTGCCGTAATCATTTGTGCCAAAAGTAATGATGAAACGCGACGTATCTGACACTGTCAAGCAGTCCTGAAACAAGGGCACATCCACCAAGTTAGAGATGTACACACCTGTTCCGGTGGACGATGTATTGATCAAATTACCGTTGGCATCTGTCAAGTTACAGGTCAAACCGCTTACCTGATACACATAGTACGTAATGCCCGCAGTAATGCCCGTTGGCAGGGCCCCGGCCGTGGTCGCCGCAAATTGAATGGCAGCACCTTCTGTCAGGCCCACGGTTAACGTGACCACCGTAGGGCTTGCACTTGTAAACGTTACAGTGCCGCCAAGGCTAGACAGGAGCACACCACGTGTGTTCAAGCCGTCTTCCGCGTCCCAGTAGTAAATGCCCTCGCCGCGTGGCCCAAAGACCAAGTTCTGACCGTAATTTATTTGGTTCCAAAGTCGCAAAGGCACTGACGACGTAGCGCCTGTCCCCCAAGGACCTGCGCCCCAAGGACCTGCGCCCCAGCCTACCAAAGGAACCACGGTTGACGGACCGACATTGAGTTGATATGTGGCTGTAACAGGTGCTCCGCCTGTGCCTACGTCCGCAGCGTCGGATACAACGGCCACTCCTGTTGTGGGGTTTTTTGCGGTAAACGTATAAGTGTTTGCGCCAATAACCGTGACTTGGTATTCCTGATTAAGCACAGCGGCGGTGATAGTTCCACCCAATGTCACAGCGCCGCTAAACGTTACAAAATCACCAGTCACGCAGCCATGTGCTGTGTCGGTAACGGTAATTGTGGAACTAAACGGAGCTACGGTGACCGCGGCAAACGGTCCATTAAGCACCGCAGTGCTGCGGATTGGGGTGATGTCAAAATAAGCCCCGCCGCGCTCGATGTAGAACTTCAAGTTCGTACCAACACCGAGCAAGTTCAAAGCGCCAAGGGTCACCCAGTTCCACAGGGAACGGCAAACACCTAAAAACAGATTGGCGGACACCCGTACCCAGCCGCCAATAACCTCAGGTGTTCCTTGACGAAAACGAACCTTGTCGGACTCGTACCAGCCGCCCTCATTGGTATATCGCGTGTTCTCGCGATTGACGCCCGGCTTAAACAGGATTTTTTGTAATGGCATCGGCAGTCCTAGGATAGAAACAGTGCTTTTTCAGCGTCCCTGCGCTTTTTTAGCCCTGCGAGTATTTTGCCACCAGCCATACAATACAGCAAGAGCGCATCGGCTGCGCCTTCCCAATCACCCCTGTTTATTTTCATCCGAATAGAAGAGCGCTGAAAAGCCCCCACTCCGGCGTTGAAGGCAAAGCTGACACACGCATCAAAAGCCCCTTGACGACCAGATAAAGCGGGAGCAAGTCTAAGAACACCACGTTCAGTAGGGACGACATCATCTGTGAATAGTTTCTCGATCTCTTCTTTAGTCCAGACACGATTGTCCTCCGGTTTCAGTGGCATCTCTTTGCGAATCATTGGGGTATCTTTGCCTTCTACCCTGACTACAGGCAGGCGGATTTGGTCTTGGTATAGCACATGACCATAACCAATCGTCCAAATGTGGGCTGGGCAAAGGTACGGCTTAGTGCGATACCCCTCCCACTGGTGCATCAATTTAGCGCCAGCTTCGCCCAGTTTCATTTCTTGCTCCAGCTTCTTGAGCCAAACCAGAAGCCTATGATGCCTCCAAGCATTGCCATTTCGTCAGAGGAAAAGATGATGTCAGACAGGCGAATCAGGTCTTCCATGCTCATCACCAAGCTGGGGCGGCTGTAGACGTAGTAGGCAATCCAAGCGTTAATAGCGCAAAGTTCCAGCACAAAGATGTAAGTCACCATCGGGCGAACTGTACCCACAAAGTTTACAACCCAGCGGCTGGCTTCTTCCATGATCTTTTTATCGTGGTCATAGGCCGCTACAGTCATTTCTGCGTCCGTTTGCATGGCAATCTGGTCGGTGCGAATCTCTTCCATGCGCTCTTGGGCGGCAAAGCCCTGAGCCATCATCTGTAGCTGTAGTTCTACTTGGACACGGGCAAGAGCTAACTCGTGCTTTTGGTCAGCTTTGTTTTGGAAGAAGTCCAGTAGTTTAGGCAAGCCTGATATGAGCAAACCGCCAAGTGTTGAGAATAGTGAAAGCATTACAGTCCTATCATTCCAAGTAGTTTATCGACAATTTTCCCCGCCAACTCATCGGGCAGGAACCGGAGCAGTCCAAGCACCCACCACGCAATACACAGCCTGACAAAGACTTTACAGAAGAGGTCAAACTGTTTTTGGTACTCATTCACCTACCACACCTTGCTGTAGTGCATAGTTCGTTAATTTGTGTAAGCCCCCAGCCAACAGCACCAACAAACATCACAATAATTACAATGGCAATTGCCCACTCCATCTGTTCGGCCTCGGCCTCTTTGCGCTTTTTCTCTTCAGCGTGTAAGGCCGCCATCTCTTTGGCATCATCCCTGTCCATCTCAGCTTGACGGGCCTTGGTTGCATTCCACACGTCTATGCGCCCAGCTTGCATGAACAACATCTTTAACTGCTCTTCAAACCGCTTTGCCTCATCCAAAGCCATTTCAATTTGTAACGCCGCACCAAGGTTAGACTTACCGCCCGTACGCTTGGCTTGGAGCATGGCTTTGGTAGCGGTTGACTTGGCATCAAAAAGCTTGGCTATTGACGGAGTTAAACCTGCCAGATCACTAGCGACTTTGCTCGCTTTTTTAACGACACTGATTGCAGTTTGCAACCCTTCTAGTGCCGTGATCGGATCAATCATTTTAATTCAAAACTTAAATTCGCATGACGAGGGTATTGCACAACGCGCTCCCCTTCAGGGCATTTGTATTTGATGGTTGCCAATAAAGTGGCCTTACCACTGGCAATCTTTTCTTTTCCTACCATTGTCAGTTCGTAGGTAAACGTGTCAATCTCTGGCCCCGCTGGGCCGCTGAACTTGCTTGCGGTCGTAGTGGCTTCATGCACCATGCCAGCCGCATCGCGAATGCTTGGCGTAAAACTCTCGACAGAACAATCGTCCCGCTTCTTGATCCGAGCAACGGTGACAGTGATTGGCTTGTTAGCTTCTGCCACAATCTTAAAGTTCTCAGGCGACCATTCAATGATTGCGCGGTCAAACCAACCAAACTTATCGGCAAGCGTGTAACTACCGCCTAAAGCGGCAACACTAGCGGCAACGGCTCCAATCGCTTTGGTAACGTCAATCATTTCCGTACAACCTTTTCCCACTGTAGGCAAACTACCTTGCGGTTATAAACATCACCCGTCCACGCCCACCGCACACAGCGATATTCATCTTTCTTCTTTTGACTGGACGCTCCCGGCATTAGCATAAAGATCACCAGTACCCATTTCATCCCCAAAGCCAGACAAGGGTGAACGTACCCCACACAACGAAGATGGTCAAAAAGGCCGCAACGATGAACGCTTCAGCCCAGTCTCTCATGATTACGGAGCATCCGGCCAGTTAATAACCCAAGGGAATCCAGCTTGCAATGTTACGTCTCTTAGCTGTTGGCGATATGTTGCCCAAACTGTTTTGTCCACAGGCGCATCGGATAGTTGCGTCCAATCAGACTGTTTTAATTTCTCGGTTCTATCAAGTCGGATCACCCCTGCTTGCGCAGTGTCCCGCTCAAGCCTGTGCGCGGCTTCTTTTTGGGCAGCCGTTGTGGTATTACCTTCAGCATCCGTGGTGTCTGTAAAGATTGGGCCAAGAATGTATTTGACATACCACTTACCGTCAATCTGCTCAGCCCCGCCAACCATGGTGTACTGATAAACAGTAGCGCCTTCTGGCTGCGGACCTTCTAAAAGTAAATCAACACCCAACGAATCAAGTACTTCTGTAGTCACTTCATTTGGTATCAATGTGTTTGGGAAATAACTTCTCAATTCCCAATCGCAAATAACTTGATTAGTTTCTCTTATACGAACGTACATAATTTTCCTTTATGAAATTGCAAGATACGCATACGTTGCACCGTTTGTGTTTACATCCTGAGATGGCGATGCCAAAACCTGAAACCCCGTTGCAATCGTATAGACACTGTTTGCGTTTGCTTCGGCAGCAGCTAAGTTTAATGTTATGCAAGGATTTGTTCCAGCGACCATGCCACGAGCCGTATCCCAAACGCACCAATTTCCAGTAGTTGAGCCAACGTCTGTACGTTTAATAATTACAAATCTTGCGCCAGCAGGGAAACCACAATCCACCGTAAACAATGCTCCCGTGCCTGTATATGAGCCCACCTTACTAACGCCTGCACAAGATGCAAAAAGGTAAGCAACGTATGTTGTGCCTGCCCCATTTACTTCGGCGCTTGTACCTAAAGTAAATTGAGTTGTAGTTGGCGTGGTGCTGCCCCACCGTAAGGAGGCATTAGAACCTGAAGAACCATTGGCGCTATTTAAATAAGTATAGCGGTTCGCCCCAAGAGGCGAAAAATAAACAGTCCCGTTTTGAGCAGAAGTTCGTGATTTAACAATTATTATCTCAGGGGCCACTGTTAA